TGGCCTCACCAGTGACCCCATACCGATCCCCGAGCTCTGCGAGGGTAGCCTTGTCCACGTTGTCGAGCCCGAAACGAGCCTTGATGACCTCTTGCTCGATGGGAGCCAGCTCGCTGATTGCCCTATGTAGGGACTCTGCCAGCATGCGACGTTCGACCTCCTCGTGTGGGTCAGACGATTCATCGGCTATGGTATCGGCAATAGTCCTACCCCCGGCATTGTCCCCCGGAATTGGTTTGTCGAGGCTATCTGATACCATAGGCAGCTGCTCGAACCGTGACCACTCACCGGCGACCTGCGCTCGCTCTTCTCGGGTCAGCTCTCGTCCAAGCTCGCCGCTGATCTCGTTGATACGCTTCTGCACCCTTGCAGCCTTGTAGCTGACCTGCTCGGGGATGTAGATGGTCCTGTCCTGATCGATACCCTTGTTGAGTGCTGTCAGGATGTATCTCTCTGCGTAGCCATAGAGGGTTCCCTTTTCAGGTCTCCATCGATCTACAGCCTGCGTTAGAGCCAAGCTACCAATAGCCAGTAGCTCGTCAAAATCCAAACGATAAGTCTTCCCCAGGTAGGGAATCATGCGCATGTGGCGACGAATGAGCTCCTCTTTGACCTTTGCTTCGGCAGCCTCATCGCCGTCACTACGTGCAGCCTGAAGCTGCTCGCCAAGTTCAGAAACCTGAGCTTGTGTAAGAGGTTCAAAATCCGGACTCGATAGCCGGTCAGAGAGTGAGGGTATCATTCGAATGGGTTCGCTTCCTGCTCGCTGGCATGGATTGCCCCATACTCAGCCTTGTAGAGACGCAGACCGCAGATGTTCTCATAACGGCCTTCACGTTCGACACGAGCCCAGCCATTGGTTATCAGAAAGTCAATGGCTTTCGTCAGCGTCTCGCCGCGCCAGCCCGATCCCTGGTCTTTCTTTTTGTGCTCGTTGATGAGCTCCTTTACCTCTCCCTTTGGGATTGCTCCGGATAGCTCAGAAAGCAGCTTGCTTATCTTCTCAGCTGCAATCAAGTCCCAACGCTTCTCGGCTGCTTCTTGATCGGCAGTCTCGGGACTGACTATTTCCAGCTTTGTGATTTCAACAGTGCCATCGCTCATGGGTGTGCTCTTGAGCACTCCTACCATCCGCTTGCCCGACCTATGCACGATTTTGCACCGGCCCGGACGATCCTTGACCACGTAGAGCTCGACCACTCCAGGATTGTATGCAGACCCCGGTTGGACCGCTTTTGCCTGCAACACGACACCGCTTGCAGCTGCGAGCTTCGCGCCGCTTCCTCGCATGCCTCGTGACTGAAATGAGGTCTGACCGGCAGAGCCAGCTGATTTAGCGACGTGGTCCACCACCAAGATACCGGGTTTTGATGGTGACATGGTCCACGGCCAAATGTTGCCGGTCAAAAACATGTTCACGTCGCGAGCCTTATCCTCTTCCAGTGGTGGCTCGTGGCTGGCCATAGCTGCTGCGAAACCGTCGAGCACAATGAAGCTGCAACGACGGTGCTTGAGAACACGAGCGACCTGGCCACGAACCTTGCTGTCAATTCCGTTCGAGACGGTCTTGTAGTAAAAGAGTCTCTTGTTGCGATCTCTTGTTCCCGCCTCTGTGAGCGGACCCTCAATCCAGTCACGAAGTTGATCCTTGTCTATCTCCATGCCACCGGCAATCGAGACGACTCGCTCGCTGCACGTGATACCGTCAGTCTCTTCGGCATCAAGATAAATAACAGCATTACCCTTCACCATCTCCTGCACGCATGTGAGCTTTGCAATCCAGCTCTTCATCGACTCCGGCGGTGCCGCGATGAAGTTCAGTCGCCCATCTCCGTAGATAATCGACTCACCGTCATTCCTGCGCAGCATGGTTGGTTCGAGCCTCCTATGTGTGCCGGTGAAGATGCTCTCAATTACTGGCCCAAGATCGACGAAACCGTCGTCATTGCTGCTTGCATTGGAAAGCTCGGACAGAGCTGCAATTTCAGCCAGCGGGTCTTCACCAGATTCAATCACCTGAGCAGCCTTACGTGCCGCAGCAGCCTGATCCCTCTTTGTGGCCAGCTCTCGAAGGGTTGTGGCGCATTCTTTAGCTTCTTCGATGTCAGCGCAGGCATGCTGCATTAGCCATGAGATTGCTTTGTCACCGCCGATCTCCTCCAAAACACCGCCCTGGCGAAGTTCCTCGACGACGGCAGATGGAGTCACCTGTCCCTTTAGAGCTACTCGCGCTACGGTTGAGTAGATTGACCCCATACGCGAATCACTAAAATCACCCGGACCCAGCCGGTCGATCACAGCTTCAATCACGTCACTATCGGTCAAGCACGACCCTATCAGCCGGTGTTCAGCTGGTGCATTTGTCAGCTTACTCATTTCTTCCTCTCCTCAAGAGGCTCCAAGTAGATGACGACCTCTTCGGTCTTATCTACCTTGAGCTTCGGTTCTCTTACCTCAATGAATTCATCGGTATCGTCTTCAGTCATACCGGCTCTGACGAGGGCATCGACCACCGTCTTGGCAACAGTGCCCACGTAGTTGTGTGCATCTCTCCGACCAGCTCTCGGAAAGCTGATGGAAATGTGCACAGCAATTCTCCTACCCAATAATGTGTCTCGGTCCGACTGGTCGGATACTCGCCATGCAGCAGTAGTAGCCCATGCCCACGGATCGAGTCGTCTCTTTCGAGATGCCCAGTGCAGCCGGCGACTCTCGTTCTCGCTGAGGGGTCTTGTTGGTGCCGTGAAGGTCAGTATCATTTTGCCTCCAACGCCGTAAGCCAGGTTTCCATACCCCATACCTCTACTGGATGCAGATTACAGCGCACAGCATAGCGGTCAGCCACCTCAACGGAGAGACCTTCCAGCTTGGCACGATTGAGCACCGAGCTCGATGCCTTGACTGCAGATCGAAAATCCCTGTAGGAACGTCCGTATGATGCAATCAAGGGTTCGATAGGCAGCCTCACTGTTCCCATAGCGCAGTCTTTATTCGTTGCAGCTGTAGCTGCGCATCATCACGTTCAGCAATGATACGTTCACGGTCAGAGATGAGCCACTCGAATAGGTTTGACTCTTCGTCATCATCAAATGCTCCGTTATCGGTTCGCCAGCTGATGAGAGTTCTAATGCGGCTGATTTTGACCTCAGCGATCTGCTCAAGAGATAGACCCTCTGTCATCGCTTCACCGCCTTCTCAAGCTTGCTGATAAGGTCCGATGCTTGTGCCTTCGTCAAGTCTTTTGTAGAGACGACTCCGTATGCTTTCAAGAGTCTTTCGTGGTATTCACCGTCGTCTTCGAGAGAAGGAATGTCGCGACGTAGAATTTGGATACGCTGCACCTGCTTGGCATCAGCGCGAACCGGCTGCTCCTCGTCAGAGCTCTGCCAGCCATTATCGATCTCAGGCTCAGGTGCTTTTACCGGAGCCGGTGCCGGTGCTGGAGCTGCTTGGCGAGCTTTAGCGGCCTTGACCTCATCTGCCGAGGCAATTCCCTTTTTGGTGTCGGCTGCGAGCACGGCAACGATTGCTCTACCCCATGCTGATGTCTCACAGACCATAGCTTCAGAGTCACGAGTAAAGGGTGTCCGTCCAGGAAAAGGTTCCCACGCGATCCCAATACCCGGACGTTGATCATCCGGGGTTCGATAGGCTGCGGCGACGTATTGCAGGTATGTCTTGTCGCCTAATGTGATTATCTTTACCGGCTCAAAGCTGTCCACCGGCTGGAGTGACCCGTTAGGGTATTTTGCGCGGAATTCCGCGATACGAGTGGCGACATCGATGTAGTCTTTACCCCAGTCGCCTGTGTTGGGGCGTGTGTGTGTAGTCACCTGCTGAAGTGTGCCAGGTCAGTCGGGTTGCGCACGCGCAGAGCGCAAGTCCTTTACCACAGCACGAGCTGACCGCATCCAAGAGAGCAGGATGTCGGGTCGAAACGTGCGTAATTCGCGGCTTAGAGCGACCCAGCGGCCCAGCCCCCGGTAGTTCTCATAAGCGAAGATAGCGCGATCCATAATGCCATCATGCCAGCCCTGCTCCAAGTGAAGGAGACCCTCAAGGAAGGTAAGCTCATCTTGATGAAGCCCGTAGTCTTCGGCTGCATCTTCGGGGTGGCGGCCTACTGCAATGTCCATTATGAATCGACGAATGGTCTGAGGACTGCTTTCATGATCCCACTCCCCGTATGCTCGAAAAACCGAGTCTATCCTCGGATCGAACATTATGTGGTGCTGACCGCAGAGCATTGCTACCGTCATTGCCGGTATGCTATCTGTATCAGGAAGCAAAGCCCCGACGACCCGCATTGGGAAACGAGCTGCATTGATAGCGATAGGAGCAGGGTAGTTCTGAGTCTCTTCGAGCATTTCGATGGTGTTGAAGAGACCATCGTCGGTTATTGGGAAGCTCCCCGCAAACCTGAGAAGCATGTCACGGACTGGTATCGTCATTACGTGCCTCCGACTCGTATGCTCTTTCGATGGCAGTCAGACCTCCCCATACCCCCGCTCTAAAAACAGCCTGACCTTCAAGATCGAGAGCGTATTCCAAACACTCGGCCTTGACTGGACAGCTGAAGCAAATAGCTTTTGCCTGCTCCCGCTCATCGGGAGTCCGCCGGTTGTAGAACAGACGCGTCCCAAGCCCCCGGCAAGCTGCCTTATGTCTCCAAGTCACGTCAGGAAGGGTGCGCCTGCCTGTGGAATGGCCTATTCGAGCCCGTAGCGAGCCTTTAGAGCCCTTATCTCGGCATCAATGACCTTACGCTCGGCCCTTAGCTCGTCGAGCTCGCGTTGAGCGTTTTTCCGGACCCCAGGTGGCATCTTGCGTGCTGGTGGTGTGGTCTTTGGTTTGGCTACCGGCGCGACCGGGACTGGCCACTCGATCTCGAATTTGGTCTTGTCCGTGTCGCCTGCGGGTGCGAAACTTACATGTATGTGCGAGATGTGCGGGTTCGATCCGCTGTATGGCCTCCACGCCCATCCGAGCTTACGAGAGGCAATTTTCTTGCGGTGGATGATGTATGAGATTCGCTTATCCTTTTTTGCCGCCGCACGTAGAGCGTTGGCCACGTCCCAGCTGTCAGCCCCGAGGTCTGAGTCGATGTCAAGAGCTCTCACGAATCCTGTCTTATGATCGGGGTTGTGGTCGCTCTTGGTCGTTCTATGCCTCGCGTCGCCAATCCACCCATCGCTATCTTTCTTGCGGTTTGGGTATTTACGGTTTACCTGGTCGCGAAGTTTACCGGCTGCTGCGCTGATCTTGTAGCTCATCTTCGACCCTCCTGAGTCGTTTCTGTTTTGCTCGTGAGTAGTGCTTACCGCTGGGGACACTGCCTGCAGCGTTCGATCTGCGGAGCTCCTGTATCCGACGCAGCTCCTCAGCTGTCTTGGCTTGTCTCATCTTCGTCCTGCTTTTGATGCCATGCTCGATGATTCTGCAGGTCTTCCTCGACCCTCCCGACCGAATCAGAGAGATAACGTAGGCTTTCGGCTACCTCATCGACGAGCTCGACGAGACGCTTCTGACCACCCTGCCGGTGATTGACCGCATTGTTCACCTGCTCGATCGGCAGCTCCAGCCTTTTGGCTCGCAACCATGCAGCAGCAGCCATAAGTGTAGGGGGGACCGCACCAATGAGCGCAATCAGTATCTGTGTTAGGTATTCACTCATGTTAGCGTCACTCCAAAAACGTAGCTGTCGCCGGTAGCTAAACCAATGCTCGAAATTCCGCCGTATGTAAAATAGAGGACATTTGATGCAACCTCTACGGGGTGTCCGGGTGAGGTATCGTAGATGTTGATGCTGTCATCCAAATAGTCATAGACATACTGCGTTGTGACGAGGTTATTCGTTGCCAAAGATACTCGATTGGTTCCCGAGATTGGTCTTACGCAAGAGATCGCATGTATGCCGCTCGACGTGACAGTGTATCCCCACGGTCGGACCAAGTCAGTGCTCGACCACTCCACACCAGTCAGATAGCTTGTGGTGACTCCAGTAGTGTAGTCAAAGAAGTTGATTGCCGCCTCATCGGGTGTCGATGTCGTGAATCGTGTAAGGTAGTAGAAACCATTGGCTGTTGGGACACCGAGACCGCGAGTGTTGTCTGTTGCTGAGGGAGGGGTTGGGACGATGTAGTCACCAGTGATGTGGTCCCAGTCGAAGTTGTTTGTATCGTTGCTGTTCTTGACGTGGAATCGGAAGCCTGTAGTTTCTGCATCATTATGCTGCATGACCAGCTTACCGGCATGAGCTATCATTCTTAGGTTGGTGTCTACTGTGGCAACAGTGAGCCCGGTGCCAAGAGTGCCTCTTGCGACTGGTGCTGCGTCGTTTGCTGTGAAGCTCCAAAACGGACCGCCTGCTGGAGCTGTTGCTCCTGCGGTGTAAATCCACACCCATCCATTTGTGTAGTCAGTTGTGACCTTATCGATACCAGCACCCGAAAAGTCATGTGTAGTCCAAGCACCCGTGCCGGGGTCTCTTGCATAGATCGCGGTGGAGGTAAATGTGAGTAGCCTTCCATCGGAAAAAACAAAATAGTCCGAGTTGGCCCCACCAGGTGGCACCGAAATAGCAGAGCTTGTTAGAGTGTTCCTGCTGTAAGCACGGATTTCATTTCCGTAGCTTCCACCACCTACAACGACCGGACCAGCTCCAAGAATCAAATCCGCGCCGAGCCCCATGTAGTTGTTGTAGTCTGTCGATAGCCTGCCTGTTTCTCGGAAAGTGTTCATCGAGTTTGGCAAATCGGCAGTGTTGAGTGGAAAAGCAGGATTGAGGCTGCCTACCGGCTGCTGCACCGGCGTGACAGCCCCAGCTCGCTGCGTGATGCCAATTGCTGCGTAAACGTCCGGAGTCGCTGGATCATTGTCGGTCAGGGTTATCAGAACAATCTCGTCGCCAATGGCAAGATACCCTCCCGTGCCATTGATGAAGCTGATAGGGTCGTCGTCAATAGTCGGTGCGTCAGCTGTGCCCTCGCCGGTCGCGGGATCGTAGGTCAGCACCTCAGCTCCGTATGTTAGTGCCCCTTCCTCCGCACCTACTGCCGCATAGTCTGAAGCTGAAGCTGCGCTGCTGGCCTCGCCACCGGCTGTCTTGGCTTCCTGACGCTGGATTAGCCTGCGAAGCCTCTCCTCAAGTTGAGCCCTGACTGTTCCGAGCTCAGGAACGACTCGAATGTTCTCGCCCTGGACTGAGATGGTCAATGCCCTGACCCGGTATGTGTAGCGATCCCCAAATCGATCAGTGACGTAGACGTAGTCACCGACATTGTAGTGCAGGTATGGCTCGTAGCCCTCAGGCAGAACCTCTGCAGTCATGGAATCAGCCGGTGTCTCAAGAGTAGGCATCGTGCGATCTGTAATGTTCTGAGCTGTGACCTGAGAATCGACATTGTTGAGGCTGAGAAAGGTTTCGCGCCGTCCGTATGTGCCAGTAGTCGTGCCCACCGTTTCAACGAATTGACCATTGCCGTATTCAGTGTAAATGACGTTCCGCACCGGCCCATTGACCTCGCGAGTCACATTGACTGCATTTTGAGCTATTCGGAGAACCACCGGATTGGTTTGTGTTGTGGTGTCCACACCTCGTTCGACTGCATACTGGAGCACCAGGTCAGCGTCTACCCACACATCGACAGCTGCATCCGCGTGACGTGATGCGACCTCGGCAAGGGTGGCCCCAACACGCTCCTCAATTGTGATCTCCTGATCGGGCCCCCATGCGACGCTGTTGCTGTCCGTGGTATCGTCAAAGCCCAAGCTCATTTCTATCAGAGCACCTCTTGCCTGAGCCTCGTCAAAAAGCTCTTCCATAATCGCGCCGACGTATTGGTCGGTGTAGAGTCGGCTGGTTCCAGCTCCACTCTTGTAGATTAGCGCATTCTCAAGTAGGCTGCGAGCACCACGCCCGCTTACCTGCAGCACTATGCGTTCGTCGGTCTGCACCCTGACGATTTTCTCAATGACCCCAGTCCACACATAATCGTCAGCCCGATCTCCATAAGAGAATTTGACCAGCTTACCGATGTCGCCTTCGCTTATCGCGTTGAGATCGACAAATTCAAATGTAAAGCTGCCTTCACCTTTGAGCTCGTCGGTCCATGTAATGTTCACTGCGTTGCTCAGTGGATAATTGCGGGTGCCGTTGCGGTTGTAGAGTGTTGCGCTGACGAAGCTGGTCATAGGAAGATCGCCCTGTATTGGATTGTCATGAGCTGCGTCGCGGCCCCGTCTCGCGTCACCGTCCAAGTGTTGGTGCCCGGCATCAACGGCATCCATAGGTTCGTGCCGGTCGTGACTACATTGCCACTGACATTGGTAGCCCCATCAAGAGCTGTGAATCCGCCGGTGAAAATTTGCAAGCCGGTTGTGACGGGTAAGTCATACTCCAAACCGAATCCTGTGGTGGCCGAGTAGATGCTGATGCTGTTAGCTGCTCCGGGAATGTTGATTGTAGAATTGACCACCTCAGCACTGCCGAGAACATTGAAGCTGAAGGTTTCGCTGTTGTCCACGTATTGGTTGATGGTGGTATTGGTGCTTGAGATCAGAATACCGGATGGGATTGTGATAGTCAGCACGGCTCTTGCTGTGGTCGGGTTGATGTAGTCGAGGCTTAGCTCAGGTGAGATGTGCACCTGGGTGAAAACATTGCCGCCCGGTCGATACCACGTCAGCGTTCTCGTAGGTGTGCCGATTTGAATAGTGCGTCGATGTGGCCTGATGGCTGTCTTTAGCTCATTGATGTTTGTCAGCAGACCTTCTCTTGGGTTCGCATGGACTGCTCCGGTGCTGCTCTTGTCACCGAAAATGACGATAGGTATGTTTACGGTGCGTGAGTCTGTGGTCCGTTGCCGAGGCAGAGCACCGCGCAGTTGTGGGACGACGTAGTCCTCGCCACGGACTCCGGGCCCATCGTTGAGCTCCGAGAGATCGAGAGTCTCCCATGCCGGTGTGCTGAGAGGAAGGCTATCAATTGTCAGATACTCTGACCTTGTGACTATGTAGCTCATACATTCCCCCTGAGTAGGTTGGCTCTACGCAGAGCTGCTGGTATCGAGGTTGCTGCAGGTTCTGATACCGGGTTGTTGATGACGACATTGTAAGTTGCCCCTGCGCCGCCGAGCATGCCGGTGAGAACATTGTTAGGTAGAACGTATCCACCAGTCTTAGGGACCATGAGCTCAGGCCCGCGTTCGCCGACGATCATTGGCTTGCCACCGGCGAAAGCACCGCCATCAGCAAATCCCGGTATCTTCCCTACCAGACCACCGACTCCCTTGAAGATGTTCGCGATAACATTCAGACCGGGAAGCTTCAAGATCGCGGCGAACACATTTCGAATAATCGTTGGTAGGTTCTGAAACAGACGTGAGACGAATTGAATAGCTATCTGTGCACCATTTTTTAGATTGGTGAATACCCTTGCGATAGTGTCGCCAACGCCCTGGAATGGAGCTGCGATTGCCTTACCGAGTCCGCTTGCGAGATTCTTGATACCAGTGACAGCATTACTGAAGCCTTGCTTGATGCGATCCCAGTTTTTGACTATCAGAGCTACTACCGGAGCCAGCGGTCCAGTTAGAATGATAGCTATGTTCTGCCAGTTGGCCTTGATGAAATCAAATGCCGAGCTGAAGATGCCCTTGATGTCGTTGAAGAGCTCTACGAAGAATGCACTGATGCTATCCCAGTTCTTCACAATGAGAATGATGGCTGCAATGGCTGCCGCAGCTGCGAGAGCCCACGGGTTGAGGAGCAGAGAAAGGTTTAGAGCCTTCACGACAGTTATGATGCCTTGCACACCCGTGACGACCTTCCCGAATACAATCAGCACTGGACCAAGAGCTGCAGCGAGACCGGCTGAGATAACAATCAGCCGAGCAGTCTCAGGTGAAAGGCTTTTGAAGGCATCAGCAGCAGCTTGGATAAATGGCTTTGCAGCTTCGAGTGCTCTACCAATCTCAGGAATGATTACGTTGGCAAGGGGCTCGAGAGCAATCTTGCCTTCATTCTTCAAAAGCTTGAGCTGCTCCGGCCAGTCTCGTGTGCTATCGACCGCATTCTGCACAGCACCGTCAGCACCCTCAAGGGAGGCTGTCAGTGCTTGCACGTCGAGATTACCCTGCTTGATCTGCTGAATAATGACACCGAAGTTTCTTGGACCGAATACCTCTTTTGCCAGAGTGGTTGCCGCAGCCTCGTCACCGGCAGCAAGCAGGTCTTGTATTGATTTGAATGTGTCTTGGATGAATTTGCCGGTATCGAGCACAGCTGCGCTATTGCTCTGCGCTAACACAGCGTTAGCGTTGCTTATGTCTGATGTGGCTTCTGTGATTGTGGATTTGAGCTTTGTGACGTTATTCTGTGCAAGAATCAGAGCGGATTTAGCAGCCTTAGGGTTCGCCTGCACCTCGGCAAGTTTCTGCTCAGCAACAATCAAATCAAGCTGTGCGTTTTCGAGTGTGCTGGTTGCGTTGGCCCGATCTTTGAGTGCTTGCTCAGCACCCTTATCACCTTTGAGAGAATTGACTACTGCTTTCTGAATACCAGCCAGGACCGCGCCTGAGTTCGCTCCAGCCTTCTCAAGCTGACCAAGCAATGATGTTGCTTCGTCCGCGCTCAAGCCAAGAAGATCGAAAGTAGCAGCTCCGTCTGTTGCGCTCCTTGCGAGCTCATTGACACCAATACCAGTTTGCTGCGAGATTACGAGCAGCTTATCGAGTGCAAGTTCCTGCTCATCGGCCCCGATCCCATAAGCATTGAAGAAACGGGTGATACCCTCAGTATCGACTGGTGCGCCGGTGATTTCTTGCAGATCGAGCACCTGCTTGGCAACGGCCTGCAATTCGGTGCCAGTAAGACCGAGACGAGTATTTAGTGTTCCAATGACATTGCCGGTCTCCTCAAATGAGGCTGTCACTGATGAAGCTACTGATCGGAAATCGTTCTGTAGCCCTTCGAGCTCTTTGCCGGTAGCACCAGTCTGGACCGCAATGTTATCGAATGCCCCGTCGATCTCCATGCCCACGGCAATGATTGCAGCTCCAGCTGCTGCAATAGGGGCCGTGATGCCTGCGGTCAGACCCTTACCGACCTTGTTTAGACCGCCCGACAGACGATCACTGAAGCTCTTGCCGCTTTTTTCTGCTACTGGCCCAAGAGTCTTGTCCAAATCATTTCCAAGAGAGGATGCAAAGTTATCCACCAGCTTGGGGCCGATGAGCACGTTGATGATACCGGCTTCAATTCCGCCTGCCATTACTGCTCACCACCCTTCGAGACGCGTTTTACACTGAGACCCTGACCGAGCAAGTCTCCAAGAGTAGTGCGCCGCTTGCCTGTGTTTTCAGCGTTGTCCCACGGTCTCGGTATCTTGACTGGATTGGGTTTGCGTGCTGTTGGCTTGCTGTGTGACTGCACGTAGGCACGAAGTAGCGCATCGAGCATTTCGATGGTGGCAGCTTGTAGCTCATTGTCGATAGTCCAAGAGGTCTTGTTTGACCGCCACAGAGCAGCTTCAGGAGGTAGCCAGCGAATGAGACCCGCGATCCTTCGAACACCGATACCTGGCTGACCCCATAGGTCATCGGCCAAGTTTCGATTGTAGTATCTCACCCAGTCCGCCTCGATCGCCTCGTAGTTCTCCCTCACGAGACGTTCGAGGTCAGTTAGTTTCCCGGTTCGACCGCGTAAAGCTGGCTGATGCTCTCAATCAGGACAGTCATGTCAGATACAGAAACATTACCGGCTTGGAAGTCTGACCACTGCTCACCCAGCAGAGTCTTGACGGCAGTAATGATCTGCACGCTGTCTTGAGAGGTTGCGGCTTCGACGATACTCCACGGCAGCTCCACCGGAAGGGTGTAGTCTTTGCCGTTGAATCGGACGATAGGTGCATCGAGCTTAGCTTCAGCTCTTGCGGCCCTTGCCGCATCGAGGTCTATGATGCGGCTCATCGATTACGCTCCTGTATCGAAGCTGTCGTCGTCGGTGATTAGATACCACGCGTC